CGCTCTTGCTTTTGCAATAGGCACGCATTTTGGATAATTTTTTCTTTTTTCTCCACCACTTCTTCCACATTTCGGGTATGAGCCATCCGATTTTTTGTTGGCAATATCTACCCAATTTTCCTTCACCCATGCTCTTAAACCTTTTTTGGCCATTAGACCTCTATCATTGTAGTCATGTCCTCTATGACCATTCCACCTTCACGCATTTTTTTTCTTTTCTTATTTTTTTTGCCACCTGGTGTAACTTTACCAGAGCAAACAGCAGAAGCGTACATGTTAGCGTATGCTGACGGGTACACTTTGAATTTTCTCTTCGCAGCCGCTTTACCTCTTGGACATAGTTTAGCCATTTTATTTTTTCCTTTTCTTATCTACGTTTTTTATTTTGCCTTTATTTTTAGACGCATAAAAAACTTGTTCGCCTTTTTTCTTGCCATACTGCTTCTTCATGGACTTCATTATTTTTTTACCTTTGTCCGTGAGAGGCATTATCTAATCTCGCAACCCATTCCTTTTTTAGCTATACCACCACTTTTCATCATGGGTCGTTTCCTCATCATGCCACCACCCATTTTTTTGGTTCTAATTTTTTTAGCAATTTGTTTTGCTGTTCCAGCAGTTTGTTTAGCTGCTGTTTTAACAAACTCTTTTGCTTTTCCTGCAAGAGATTTACCTTTATAATCTCCTTGAAATTTAGTTCCAAGTTTATAGTCTTTTTTTACTTTACCACCATCTTTCATGTAACCCATTTTATTTCTAACTTTAGTTGGAAGTTTAGCAAGACCTGGATTTTTTTCTTTGTCTACAGGTTTTAAAGAACCGCCATCTTTTTTCTTGTTAAGTTCTCTAACTATTCTTTTCTTTTCGTCTTTAAGATTTCTTTTACCTTTTTTAGTAAAAGCTTTTTCAGAATCAACTCTACCAAGTTCTTCAAGACGATTCATTCTTCTAGTGTTCATAAACTACCTATTAATCTTTCCAGACTTTTTAGCTTTTGAACCAAATCTTCCGTAAGAATCATCTCTGCTAGCTTTTAATTGTTTAGCAGTTCTTTTCTTTCTGATTCTCATAGCGATAGATTCATCTTTTCTGTCTTTGTAACCCTGTTTCTTCTTACCAACTTTACCGCCTTTTTTCATAGCGCCTCTATCCATAAGTTCAGTAGGTTTTCTTTTTGATTTCATACCTTCACCATATCCTCGTGAGTACATCATCTCACCAGTTCTACCACCCATTCCACCACCTTTTCTTTTTACTCTGCCACCCATTTTCATTTGAGGGGCAACTTGTTTGTTATATCTTCTATTAGGCATTATTTTTTTCCTCCGTTCCTAAATATTTGTGTCCCCTTTATACCATATATGCTGGCCACGACAAGGATCCATAAATTCGTGAACCATCCAGGAAGCTGCGAGAACATCTCAAAAAATAATTTTACTTTGTCCATCGCAGTTGGGTCGTCTGATACGACTGCCCAAGCAAGCACCGCCACGGGCGTGCTTAATATTATGAGGACGGCTTCGTCTTTCCAATCTGACTGCCGAGCCTCTAGAAGTTTACCTTGGTAAGCTTCCTCACCACGGGCTTGTTTTTCAGCATGCAAAAGTTGTGCATCTGACATTGCCATTTTTGCTTTTTGCTTGTTAGCATAAATTTTGCTACCAGCAGAAACGGCTAATTTAATCGCCTGAAACCACATGGTTTAATACCAAGTTGCTTTTACAGGTTTTTTGTCAGGACGCATTCTTTTTGTGCCTCTAACGTCAACAACCTGTGATTCCAAAGGATCAGTTGCTTTGATTTCAACGCCACCAGTTTGGTATCCGTCTTTTCCAACGCCTAACTCCTTTGTAATTTTAGGTTCTTTAACTTTTCTGTCCATAGTTTACTCCTTGTTTAGATTTATATCTATTTTTTCTTAAAATTTCTACCGAAATCATGAATTTTACTAGCATCTGCCATCTGTTGTCGTCTAATACTGTTTTCACCTGATAGAATTGTTTTAGCAATAGAGGTTTCAGCTCTTAATTCTGCTAAATCTTCGTTTTGTTCTAATTTTTCTTGTGTGTTTTGTTGGTTCATCATCGCTTTTAGTGTATCTAAGCTAATTCTACCCTCATCATACGCTGCTCTAGCTTCATTTTGCCTTGCTCGAAGGTCAAGTTCTCTAGTTTTTAGTTTAATTAGTGGATCTCCACCAAATTCACTAATAATTTTTTGTTCTTCGTCCATATAATCTTTAGTCATCTCTGCAATCAACACAGCTTTTCTAGCATTCATTGTTTGAGTTAGTTGATTTGCTTGTTGAACGAGGGCTGGATCGTTAGGATTTTGTTGTAAAGCCATTTGAATTTGTCTTGCCTGCATTAATTCTTCTCTAAACTCTAATTGAATTTGTTCTTGAGCCATTAAACTAATTCTTTCTAAGATATTTTTTTGTAATGCACCCATGACCATAGGATTATTTTGCACTGTATTTGATTTCATAAAGTTTAAATGTGAATCAATGTGTGCTTTGTGATCTTGACCAACAAAAGCTTGGAAAGGTTTACCAGCCATTGCTGCAATTTCTTCCATACTTGGATCAAGAGGTTGTGGTTGTTGTGGTGGTGGTAAAATAGAACTAATATTTTTAACTCCTAATGCTTCATACATAGACCTATACGCTTGGTATAGGTTATGTAGTTGAGGATTCGATTGCGCTAATTGGAGTTGCGATTGCGCCATCGAAATTCTTTGTGTTTGAGAAAATATATTTGGATCTGCAACCGGTAGAATATCTATTCTATCGTCAAAATCTTGCATCTTAATATTTCTCGTTGCCCCTGGTACATCGTAAGGATATATCGGAGGTAGATAAGTTTTAAATACGTTTGCTAATAATTTAAATTCTTGTTTTAATCCTACATATAATCTTTTGTGAATAGCCGACATTACCCTCGATCCACGTTCCAATAGTGCAACAGTTGTACCAACGGCTGCTTGTTGGTTCATGTCGCCCACTTGCATATCTGCGATAGCCGCGAAACGTTGGCCAGCGGAAACTACAATACCCATTAACTGAAGTAATGTTGCATCAGGTCCTTTGAAAGGTAAAGTCATAAACTGATCTTTGATATTGCCTCCTGGAGCGTCGACATCTCTAAACTCACCAGGTTGTAATGGTTGTGCATCATCTCTAATTCTTATACCTCTAGATTTAAATCCAGCTGGTAAGTTTGATAAAGTTCCTGCATCTAACAATTGTCTCAAAGCTGCAGTTGCAGTTCTAGTTAAACCACCAATCATGTGGATTAAACCAAAACCATAAAAACCTGTGCCTGGTAAAAATTTAAATTGTACAAAGTAATTTATTTTTTTCATTAACTTATCGCCTTCGGCATAGTTTCTTCTAATTGATAAAATTTTATTATTAGATTCTGCAATTGTTACAATGTATGGAATTTTAATTCCTGTTTCTTCGCCGTCAGGAGATGTGTCTTCATAACCCTCTAGATCTAAATTGACATGCATTTCTAAAAGTGTGTATTGATCTTCTTGACCATCTTTAGAAATACCTTCTAATTCTAATTTTTTATCTTGTAATTGATTTTCAGTAACAGGAGGTTGTCCTAATTCTATGTCTCTATAAAATCCTGCAACCTGTTGTTTTCTTAATTCGTTTTCAGACATCTTGATTACATGCACAATTGCTTCTGCATCATCTAAAGAATTTGCAGAGTATGGCACAATCAAATCATCTGCTGGCACAAATTTGGAAACGGCTCTACCTAAAAGTTCGTCATAGTAAACTTTCTTAAAGGTAGAACCGGAGAGGGGTAGATAGAAAAGCATTTGATCAAACTCTGGTTCATATTCTTTCATCTGATCCATAATTTGATAATTCATAAAATCTTTTACTCTGTGTGCTTGGTCTTGTTTTTCTGGAGTTATCGTTCCCATGATTTGAGTTCTAACAGGACCATCTGCTGGTAATAATTCTTTGTATGCTTGTGCTTGAAATTGTGTGACTGCTTCTGCAAGAACAGGGTGATTAACACCAGATGCACCTCTGAAAGGTTCTGTTCTTCTTTCATATTTAAAACCTAAAAGTTCTAAACCTTCTCGATATGATTGTTCCCAATCACCACGAGATTCTTTATACTCTCTGTATTGTTCAAATAATTTTGTACCTAATGAATCCAAAGCTTGTTCACTTAAAGTCTCTGCAAGATTTATTGAGTGATCTTGTTTAAGAGCTGAATTCATTTCGTTTGGATCAAAAGAAACTTCTGCTCCACCTTGCTCGTCCATTGTTACTTCTACATTTTCTGATGTTTGAACAATATCTTCGTTAGGTGTTTCTACTTCTGTTACTTCTGTTTCTTTAAATTCTGCATCGCTTACTGTTTGATTAGGTAAAGCGTCATCAATTAGTGAGGGTTTATCTACCATGATTATCCTTTTAATTTAAACATTGTTACAAGTCCACCACTTTTCCAACCCCAACCACCATCTTTTCTACCTGAACCTCCAGCTTTTTGAGAACCAGATTTAGCTTGTCTTGAACCACCACCCATTCTCGAAGCTCTTTGTCCTTGTTCTTGTGCACTCATACGTGCTGCTTCTTGTGAATTTAAAAAACCTCTATTTGCAGTGGCTAGTCCTTTTTGTGCTGCAAGATCTGCTGCTGCTCTTTCTTGATCTTTTGCTTTTTGAATTAATGCAAGATCTGCTGCTATGTTTTCTTTTTTATTTACTACACCTTGATAAAAAGATAATCTTTGTAAATCATAATTTGATAACTCGCCTTTGTTTCTTGCTTTCTTTTCATTTAAAGTATCTACGATTTCTTTAGCTTTTTTACTGTAGTTTCCGAATGCAGATCTAACATTTAAACCGAAAGGATCTTTGTTAGCCATGTTAGTATTTGGATCTGTGTATCCCATATAAGATTGTGTTAATATCTGATCACCTAAAGTCATATCATAATATTTATCTGGTAACGCTCCTGCTATCATTCCAGAAATTCCAAATGGTATACCAGAAGTTAGTCTTGTATCTTTAGCGCCTAACATTCCTCTTGATAACATTTCATTAACGGATGCTTGTCTTGGAACTCCTTTTTCATAAAAGAAAGATGCAATCGCTCCTGGATTGTTTAATCTGTTTTGTCTCCT